CACCAGCAAGTTACCGCTGGAGTCGATGATCTGACGAGGATTCCCATCCCCATCCGACAGCACGATGTAGTTGTTGGAAGTGCGGATGTCGAGGCCGCCTTGGTTGCCGTTGTAGCGACCGAGGATGGTGTTGTTTGCGCCAGAGGTGATGTAGTAGCCGGCAGAGTCTCCAACAAAAGTGTTGTAGCCGCCTGTGGCACTATAACCAGCAACTTTGCCGAGGTATGTTACGGCAGGGCCTGTCGTGTTGCTATATCCAGCCTGATACCCCACAGCAGTGTTATTGGAGGCGGTGGTGTTGGCGGAAAGTGCAGCGGAACCTACCGCTACGTTATAGCTGCCGCTCGTAATCCCACCAATCGCATAATTTCCAATAGCAGTGTTATGCGACCCAGTTGACCCTGCCCCAGTAGATGCAACACCTCGACCAAGGTATGTGTTGCTGTCACCAGTTGTTTGAACCTTGCCTGCTTCAAAACCAATCGCCGTGTTATAGCCACCAGTTGCGCTATATAAGGCTCGGTAACCAACAGCAGTTGACTGCGGTGCTGTTGTGTTGGTGAAGAGGGCTGTATGACCAATAGCAGTATTGTTGTCCCCCGTTGTGTTTGCGGTCAGCGCAGACTGCCCCATCGCAATGTTGGACGAGCCAGTTGTATTAGCAAACAAAGCCGCACGACCAACAGCAACAACACCAGTGGCACTCGTAGTTGAATAGCCAGCGATATTGCCAACATAGACGTTGTAGTCGCCTGTGTTGGAAAAGCCTGCTTGGTAGCCGACAGCAGTGACATTAGTTCCGGTGCTATTTGAGTATGCCGCCTGATGCCCCACTGCGGTGTTGTAGTTGGCGGTGGTGTTGTTGAACAAAGCCTGATTGCCAAGCGATGTGTTGTACGAGCCTGTGGTGTTGTAGCGCAATCCGCTATGACCGATGGCAGTGTTCAACGTGCCTGTGCTGTTTGTAAACAGTGCAAACCCACCAAAGGCAGAGTTGTACGACGCAGTGTTTGAATACAGCGACAAATAGCCAAGCGTTGCGTTTTCAGTTCCAGTGACGTTACTGTAAGCAGCCTGATACCCCACAGCCGTGTTGTAGGAGGCAGTGGTGTTGTTGTAAAGCGCAAGACCGCCATGCGCTGTATTGGAATTTCCAGTCGTGTTTAATCGTAATGCGCCTGCACCAACAGCGGTATTAACGTTTCCGGTTGTGTTGGCATACAAAGCAGCGGCATAGTTCCCCTGCCATAGCCCACCAACAGCAACGTTTCCTTCGCCAGTCGTATTTGAATATAGCGTGTAATTACCAATGGCAGTGATGCCTGCCCCGGTCGTGTTTGCACGAGCCGCATACGCTCCAAAGGCACTATTGTTTAGCGCGGTGGTATTGGAGTAAAGAGCTTGAAAGCCGAAAGCAGCGTTATCTGCACCAGTTGTGTTTGAATAAAGCGCCTGATAACCAACAGCAGTGTTGTTAGAGGCTGTGGTGTTGAAGCGAAGCGCAGAACGGCCAATCGCGGTGTTGTATGCGCCAGAACTATTTGTCAAAAGAGCCGCCGCACCCATTGCGGTGTTGTCTGCCCCGGTTGATGCAAACGCCGCAGAAGTTCCAACGGCAACAGTTCCGTCACCAGTTGCGCTATTTGCCGCTTGATGCCCAACCGCCGTTATGTTTGTGGCCGTAGATGCGGACTGCGCCGCCTGATAACCAACGGCAGTATTTTGAACGCCACTCGTATTCGCCGCCAGCGCACTCGCACCCACCGCAGTGTTGGTGGACACAGCACCTGCGCCACGGCCTACGGTGAGGCCTTGGATGGTTGCACCAGCAGTCAAAGTAGCCGCGCCAGTCACGCCCAGGGTGCCACCCACCGTGGTGTTGCCGGAAGCGCTTAGCGTTCCTGTAATCGCAACACCAGTCGACAGGTACTGCATGACCGTGGAGCCGGTCACCACCAGGCGCATGTCACCAGCGCCAGCGCGATACCAGCCTGTAGTCGTCTCGCTGCCCCAGGCCAAGCCAGGCACAGACGATGTGCCGTCGTACAAACGCAGCGCAGCCGTCATGCCGCCCTGACCAGAGCGCGACAGCGAGTCGGTCATGGCGCTGGCCAAATCGCTCAATGTGTCGTTGGCCCATGTGGCCTCGATGAGCGTGCCCGATACAACAGGGTTGCCGCTGGGCAGCGTGTAGGTTCCAGATGCGTTGCGTGACATGGTTCTCTCCGATTACTGAATTTGTCCTTGAACGGCCAGCTGTGCGGCGTACGGCTGCAGCAGCTCTGCGATCGTCTTTGGATCTGTGGTCGACATAATTTTCGCAGCAACACCAGGCTCGGTCAGAGCGCGGGCCAGCAGTTGCTCGGTTTGGCTTTGCGTCATCTTGAACGGCAAGTTGAGCAGCCCTGAAGTAACGCGGCCGAGCATCGAGTCGGCAGCAGACTGCGGGATGCCCAAAGGCCCTAAGAACTGACGGATCACGTTCTGAGCGCCCAGGTACTGCGCAGTGGGCGAGCCAGGCACACGGCCAAGCTCTTGTGCGGACGCGTAGCGCGCCATGTCCTCGCCAATGCCCTCAACGGCACGCAGCTGGTCAGGGTCGAGCACGCTGCCCATCTTGGCGCCACGCATGCCTGTTGCCTTTGCTGCCGTGGCGTCTGCGTTGCGCAGTGCGTTGGCGTAGCTGTTGGCGTTCACACGCGACAGCGAGCCGTCAGACAAATCGGTCAGCGCAGGCAGTGCCTTGTCACGCAGGGTTTGGCCGATCGCCATCTGGTTGATGGGGCGAGACATCTCTGCGTAGGTTCTGCGGGCCTCACCGTAAGCCGGCGCGGCTTGATCCAAGAACGAGCGCAGCTGGTCTTGCGTGTCGCGCAAGGCAGCGACCAGCTTGTTGTTGCCAGCGCGGGCTGCAGAGCCGATTTGATCGCTCAGGGCGTCGTCCACGTACATCAGGCCAGTAGCACTGCCAGATGGGTTGGTGATGTCGATGCCCTTCTCTTTGGCAAGCACCTTGGCCTGCTCGACAGCAGACTGCACCGATGGTCGCTTGAGCAGATCACCAACTTGCGCCTGCAATTCGTCATCCATCTGCAGGCCACCAGCACGCGCTTTGGCGTACAGGCTGTCAGCAGTTGCGTCGCGCGCCGACTCAAAGAACTCGCGTTTGCCGTCGTTGCCAGCAAGGTCGTCTAACACAGTGCGGTAACCCGCCACCTGGCGTCCGCGAGCTTCGGCCAAGGCAGAAGCAACATCAGGAGAGCCGGCGGCCGCCCCGCGTTGCAGCTGGGCAATGCCGGGGTCAAGGGAGGCCTCGGCCAGCGTAGGCGTCACACCAGGCACCAGCTCAACAGGGGCTTGCGAGGCCGCCCGCACCTTGTTTGGGTCAGTGGCAAAGCGCTCAAACGTGCGCTTGAGCACGCGATTGCGGCCCTCCTCTGTCAAAGGCTCGACGGCAGCCTTGCCGCCCTTGTAGGCGGCCGACAGAACGCGGCCCGCGGCCTCACCACCGGCACCAGCAAGAGCGCCCATGGAGGCACCCTCGCCCATGTCCTCGGGGGTCGTCAGGGCGCCGATCGCCGCACCAGATCCAGCCGCTCCAACGTAGGGAGCGGACGCACGGGTCACAGCGCTGACTGCTCGAGGCAAGAAACGCGAGGCCGTTTTCACGCCCTCTGTCAGTACCTGCTGGCCCTTGAGGCCAGGCACGAAAGTCAGCGCGATGTCTGTGCCGTACTTGCCCACCTTGCCGGCGGTCGTGTCCATCAGGGGCTTGTCCAGCTCCTGGTCAGCCTTGGCGGCCTCTTGGTCATAGTCGCCAATGCCAACCATGTTGGCCAGGCGCTTGCCGCCGCGGTAGATGTCCATCATCGACTTGCCGGCACCGGCCAGCAGCTTGTCGGTGGTGCTCATCGAGTCGGTGAGCTCCTTGCCCATCTTCTCGCGCTGGGTGTCGTAGTCGATGCGGTTGTAGAACTGCGCCGCAGGGATGTCCGAGTAGTACTTCTTGCGCAAGGCAATCAGCAGCTGGTCGTCGCCCATGTCTCCGTACATGGGGAACTGCTCGCGGATGGACGAGAGCTTGATCTTCTCCATCACTTGCCTCCGCGCAGGCCCAGCGGGTCGTTGTTGTCGACGCCGCCGGCTCCGGGCTGGCCACCTTCAGGGAAGGCTTTGCCGGCGCGGATCTTGGCCGTCTGGATGATCTCCTGCAGCCGCTGACGCTTGTCAGCGATCACCTGCGGGTCGGTCTCGCCGTACTGCGGGAAGTAGGACTTGGCCAAGCCCTTGAGCTGTTCCTTGGTGTACGCAGCGCCGGTGGCCAGCGTCAACGCAGCGTCAAGCGCGTCCAGCTGGGCGTTTTCAACGCGCTGGCGGTTTGAGTCTGTCAGCATGGTTTGTGCAGCGTCGCCAATCACAGGGATCTTGCCGGCCAGCGTTGGCACCAGGCTTGGCGTGTTCGCGGTGGGGTCTGTTCCTGTGAGCTGCTTGATCAGGCGCAGGGCGTTGTCCATGCGGAACGCATAGCCGGCAGACTTCAGGTTGTCCTCTGTAGGCTTGCCGCCGTCTGCCTTGACCTTCGGGTCACCAGGGCCGCCGGGGATAAACGTCAGCGCGGGCGAGCCGTCCTGGCCGGTCGTCCACTGGTAGCCGGCAGGAGCCTTGCCGCCGGGGCCAACAGACTGGCGCGCGGTGTTGGCGTTCATTTGCTGAATGCCCAGGCCCATCAGGCGCATCTGGTTTGCGATTTCGTTCTGGGCTTGCTGAGCGGCCAGGCGATCGCGAGCGCTCTCGGCGGTCTGCGCCAGCGTCTCGTAGGCCTTGGCCTGCTGCAGCAAAAACTCAGCGCGCTTGGCCTGTGTGTCTTCAGCACCGGAGGCCTTCTTGAGCAGCTGCGTCTGCAGAGGCTGAAACGCCTCGCCTGCGTATTGCGCAGCCAGTGCGTTGAGCATGGCGTTCTCGCCCGCGGCCTCGCTGCGGTCAAGGTGCTTTTGATACATGTCCTCGCCCTGCGAGAACAGGTCAGCGGCGCGCTGGCGGTAGTCGGTCGGACGCGTGAGCGCGGCGCGAGCCGTCGGCAGTACAGACTGCCCAGGACTCACGGTCGATGTCAGCGTGCCGCCCTTGGACTTGGCGCGCGCCTTTTTCAGGAGAATTCCTTCCTCAGGAATTTCCTCGTCGTTGGTGAACACGCTGTAATCAATCATGATCAGGCCTCGTTGCCGTAGGTGGGCAGGTTGCTGTAGGGGTCATAGACGCCCGTGGTGCCCATCATTTCCTCAGGCTTGCGCTTTTTGCGCAGTGCCTCGAGCATGGCCTTTTGGCGCGCGTTCATGTCGGCCATGCCTGCGTCGACGCCGGTCTGGCCTTGCTTTGCCAAATAGGCTTGGCCCAGCTGGCTGACAGCACCAGCAAGGCCTGGGGCCACGTAGTGCTTGCCAATCATCTGGCCCTCTTGGGCCGTCATGGCGTTCTTGCGCAGCATGTCGACCATGGCCTGCTTGCGCTTCATCTCGTCCTGCTCGGGCTTCATTGCGCCCATCTGAACGAGGTAATCAAACATCAAACTGTCATCCATCACAGACCTCCGTAATTGACCATCAGGAAGCCGTTGGCGTGGCGCTTGACGAGGTCAGGACGCACTGCCTGCACCTCTTGTGCAATCACACCGCGTTGCGGCATTCCCATCATTGTGTACTCATAAATTCCGACGCCAATCTCATGCGTGCCCACCCGCTTGAGGTTGGACTTCAAACGGCGGTCAGAGAACATGAACGCGGCCGAGCCGAGCTGTGCGCCAGCTCCCAGCAAGTTGTTCATGCCAGCTTGCTGTGCGTTGTACGCGCCCAGCTGTGCGTCGTAGCCCATCTGCGTGGCGCCCAAGATGTTCGGAGTCTCCGAGCGCTGTGCAGCGTTGAAGGTCGGCATCTGCGGCATGGCCACTTGCTGGCCAGACAGCAGCGCGTTCATTTCGTTCAGAGACATGCCGCGGCGCTGTGCCTGTTCCGCGATCGCTTGCTGACGCAGCTGGTTCTGGAACTGTGCGGCCTGCTGGTTGAGGCCGAACTGGCTCTGCAGGGCTTGGTTGTTGGCGTTCTGGCGTGCGATGTCCAGCGAGGAAGCCTGGCCCAGTGCCTGGTTGCCAAACTGAGCAGCTTGCAGGTTCTGGTTGAACGCCTGCTGCGTGGTCTGGTTGTTCAGGCCGGCCAAGCCCATCATCTGGTTGTAGGCCTGGTTCTGCGCCTGGTTGCCAAAGTTGAACGCGCCCAGGTTCTGGTTGTAGGCCTGGTTGACAGCTTGGTTTGCAAACTGACCAGACTGCACGTCCTGATTGAACTCCTGCTGGGCTGTGCCCATCTGCATGTTGTACAGACGCTGAGCCTCGCTGCCAGACGCGTCCAGTGCGTTGTAGCGCTCTGCGGCTTGCTGCTGGCCGAGCTGGTTCATGGCGCGGTCATAGGCCTCAGAGCCAGGACGCAGGCCCTGGTTGGCCAGCTTGGTCTCGAGGCCGCGCGTCTGATAGTCGTGCACGGGCTGCATCTTCTCCATCAGCTGACCGGCCACCTGGTCGCGGTAGCTCGAGTCGAACTGCGGCAGTGCAGGGTTGTCGCCTGTGGCCAAGCCACGCTGCACTTGGTTGGACATGCTGCTCATGCCTTGCTGCGGGCCACGGATGTTGAAGCCCGTCTGCAGGCCTTGCGTCATCGGATCGACGCCGCCCTGCAGGCCTCGGCTGTAATCAGCGATGCCGGCTTGCAGGCTCGGCGCCTGGCCAAGAGATGCAGCCTGCGGCAGGCCGTTCCAGTTGAACGGCTGCGAGTATTCGTTGGCCACGCGGCCCATGAAGCCCTGTGCAAGGTCGCTCTTGCCAGACTGAATGGACAGCTGGTCATTGAGCGCGCTCTGCAGCTCAGGCGCGAGCGTTGTGTTCTGCGTCCACTGCGTGATCGGCTTGCCGGTGGCAGGGTCGGTTGCGGCCTTGGCAGACCAACTGGTGCTGCCCCAAGGCGTGTTTTGCGTGGGCCGGTTGGCCCAGTTCTGCACATCCGTGAGTTCACGCGAGGCCGCAGCCTGTTGCTGTGCGGCACCTACGTAATCAGGTGCTGCTGGTGCTGATCCCTTGCCGCCCATGTTCCTTCTCCTTGATCCACCGGCATTCGTCTGCCGTCATCTCAAACATCACACAATCAATGGTCTCCGCAATCTTGCGAAAGCCCAGCTTTTCGTTCATCCGCAGCGCTTCGTCGTTGCCCTTGGGTGTCAGGCCGTAGACCGCTTCCATACCGCACAAAATGAACGGGTAGTGAAAGGCCGCGCGGATGATGCTTCGGTTCATTGCATGCGGGCTGTCAAACGCCACGTGCATCCAGCAGCTGCTGAACGTCCACGCATTGAAACCCACCGCTGCCCCGATTGTCCCATCCTCGCGCATCGTCGCGATCGTGCGAAGGTCAGTTGACCAGTTCAGGCGCGTCTTGCGGTTCATCCATTCCCAGATAACTGGGTACTCGCCTGGCTTGTCTGTGACCAACTTCATTACATGATCCCGCCCAACTCTGTCATGACGTGCATGGATGTGAAAACGGTGCCCGGCAGGCCGCGCACCTTCATGCGCACCGAACCGTAGTACCCAAGGCCAAACACCCCCACCCACGCCTGGTAGGTGTTGATGCCGCCGGCGAAATACGCCTGGCTCCAGTTGCTGTCGTCCCAGACCCCTTCGCCGTAGTCCGGGAAGTTTGGAGAGCCTGACACGTTGCTGACTGAGTACTGTGTGTTGAGCTGCAGCAGCACGCTGGGTGCTGTTGGCGATAAGAAGATCGGGCGAACCATCTGGAACTTCTTGAGCTGCGCCGGCGTGCCAAACGAGTTGAACGCGCACTGCACATCAGCCTGCACAGCGGTGCCGTTGAGGCCGGCTGTGTCGGCGCCGTCATAGTCGCCAAACAGGCCCTTGCAGACGCGGCCCTGGTCGTCCCCAAAGTACAGCTGGCCGCCGAGCAGCGTGCAGCTGACCATGTTCATGTTGGAGAAGGTCGCCCAGGCGCCGGTGATGGTGTTCATCACGTACTGCTGATAGACGCCGTAGACGTTCTGCGGGATCTGGATCAGCAGAATGCTTTCCTTTGGCACCAGCGTCACGTTCCAGGACTCGCTGTCCTGCAGCTGAGCGATCAGCGGGCCAAGAACAGGCTGCACCTTAGACGCGGGCAGGTTGTTCAGGATCGCCTCGTTGTACTGGCCAGAGATCAGCTTGGACAGCGGGATCAGGCCCTGCACGCTCAAGATCATCACGTCACCACCGAACGGGGTGAAGTAGACGCCGTAGCGCGGCACGGGGCCGATGTACCAAATACCCTTGAGGCCAAAGTCGGCAGCGCTGGACGGGTCAGTGCCCTGCCACACGCCAATGTCGCCTTCGGTGCCGATCGCGACCAGGAAGTCGTCAACCGAAAACCCGGAGTCGATCGTCCAGTTGACCAGCGCGGAGATGTAGCCGCCGTTGCGCAGCACAGATCCCATCGGCAGAGCCACTGCGGTGCCCTGGATCGCGTTCACGTCCTGCAGGTAATAGACGTCAGCGTCGTCCTCGCAGGTGAACCAGATGCGCTGCTTCCACACGGCCACGGTGCGCACGTTTGTGGGCAAGCCAGTGCAGGCCGCTGTTCGGTCTGTCCATGTCGTGCCGTCAAACGTCCAGTAGCCGGCGTCAGGAGACACGGCCAGCAGGTACACACCAGAGGTGGTGGAGAACTGCACCGTCCACCACAGGTCAGACGTGCTGCCGGTGGCCGACTGAGACAAAACAGGCGTGCCGTCAGTGAGGTCGTAGATGTTGCCGTCAGACGCGCCAAACAGCTTGGAGTCGCCAGGGTTTGCGGCATTGAACGCGAAGGTCGACTTGTACTGCGTGATGCCTTCCTCGGCATCCACAAACACGCGCCAGCCCTTGCGCAGCTCCACGCCCTGCTGGCGCGGGATGAAGTTGTCCATCACCAGCGCGTCCAGCGGAGACATGTCGCTGATGGGGTCGCGCAAATTCAAGCCGCCAGTCGGTGGCGGCGTGTTGGCAAGCTGAGAAACTTGAGCGGCCGCGCTTCTTGCGGGCGCCTTGTGATTTTTGAGTGGGATCAGCGGCATCAGCTGACTCCACCACCGTAGCCGGTGTCAGGCGTGTTGGTCAGAGGCTGGATGTACGGGATACGGAAGTCGCGAGCCATGGACAGCACCGCGGCGCCAGTCCTGGCGGCCTTGCGGTTCTCGTACATCACATGGAAATCGCGAGCCGCTGCGCTGGAGTCCAGGCCCTTCATCTCGAGCCATTTGACGCGTGCGTAGTAGGTGAGCATGGGTGCATCAAGCAGCGCCGTGTCACCGTTCTTGGTCATGCGGTTCTTGAACAGGTCGGGGTTGTCTGCGTCACGCACCCAACCAGCCGACAAGTAGAAGAAGCTCATCGTCTGCTCGGACGATGGAGGGGCAAGCACGTACAGCAGGCTGCCGCGCACTTGCCAGTAGAAGGACAGCGTGGGCAGCGTGGTGCGAATCAGCAGCTGCTGCCACATCTGGGGCGAAACAGGCCCCAGGGAGGGAAACTGGGTGGTCGCATTCCAGTTGGTCTGGTCGACCCAGTCGTAGAAATCTTCGGGCAGCTCGAAGGACTGCTCGCGAACGCCATCGGGGCTTGCCTCGATCGGCAGCGATGTGCGCTTGACGAGCTCCTGCCACTCGTACATGGACAGCAGCTCGACGCCGGCCATGTTGACGGCCTGAACCATCTGGATGACCGCTGGATCTGTGGAACCCGCAGGGTCAGCGGGCACGGGATAACTCACCATCGCAGCCACGTTTTGGACGATGGCCGAAAGCGAGTTCTCAGCGATGATTTGATAAGCCATTCCCGTGCCCTCTAACTTACTCGGCTACCTCTGCCGTAGCGGCAACCTTGCGCTTGCTTGCTTGTGATGCTTGCAGAGCCTCGACCATCGTTTTGAGGTTCTCGATCTCTGCGTCACGCTTCTGCAACTCTTCGTTCATCTTCTCGATGGGGGCGTTGTTCTTCGCCACCTCGATGAACGCCTTGGCGCGCTGTTTGTCCTGCTGGAAGGACATGAACTTTGCGCCAAGGTTGTCGTTTGCTTCAGCCAACTGCTCCACGGTGACCAGTTTGAAGAACTTGTATTCCTCGACCTTGGAAGGGGTCATGCCTGGCAGCGCCGACAACGGCGTACCACTCACGGCCTCTGCCTGGCCCGCTTTCCACTTGTTGTACCGATCCTGGAATCGGAACACGTCCTGCTGGCTCAGCGGGCGGTCGATCACAGAGGCTTTGTCGCCAGGTACGTGAATGCGGATGTAGTCGACTTCCTCGTAGATGGCGCGGCCAGCATCACGGCTCTTGCCGGGTTGCAGGACAGGCTTGCGATAGAACTCGACGTACAGCTTGCCGTCCGCGCTGAAGCGCGTCTCGTCAGGCTTGGCGAAGTCACTTGGTTCTTCAAAAATGGTCGGTGTCGTGGGTTGCATGGTTTTTTCCTTTTTGTGTTGTGTCGCCTATTAGGCGTTGGTGTCGATCTTCAGATCGGTACCGGGGGAACCGCCGATGCGGGAGCCGCCGATGCTTGCACCGTCAACGCCCGTCAGGCCAATGCCTTCACAGACTGCGCCGGTGTCTTGAGACGCTGCGGTGTCTACAACCGCGGGAGCATTTGCGGAAACTGCGCCGCTGAAAGTTGCTGCCATTTCATTTCTCCTTCAAAAAACCCGAGGGAGTGGGCTCCCCCACCCACTCGGGAAAGGGAAGCCCACGACAGGCCCACCAAATTAGTTTTGGATACGACCCTGGAACTGAGCGCCAGAGCTGGTCAGGTTGCCGGCCCAAGCCAGGATCTGAACTTCAGCGTCCTGGTTGATGGCGTAGCGACGGTTCGGCGACAGCGGCACCATGTTGCGATCCTTGTGGGGGCGCCACTTGATGTACTTGCTGTTCAGCATGAAGCCGGTGTTGGCAGGGCAGTAGCCGCCAATACCGCCGTCCAGAACAACGTCAGCGTCCATGAACTTCAGTGTGGGGAAGCCCAGGTTGCCGGTCTCAGGAGATGTGAAGCGCTGCTGAGCTTGCAGGCTGCCCATGTAGTAAGACCAGTAGTTGTTGTCCAGAACGATCAGGTCAGGACGGTCAGTGCCGCGGACCAGCTGAGCCCACAAAGCGTTCAGACCAGCCTGGATGGTGGTCGAGCTGGGGGTCACGGTCTGGGCGCTGAAGTCGTACAGCTTGGAACGCCAGAAGGTCCAAGTGGCGCGATCGATGCCGCCGTAGGTGCCGGTGGTCGGGTCAGAGGGGACAGCGGCGTTCAGGCCGGTCACTTCTTTGCCGCCAGAGCCGGTGCCGTCGGAGTAGATCGACTGGGCCAGCTGGTTCACCATGGTTGCTTCGGCCACGTTCAGACGCGACTCGAGCAGGTCGATGAAGGCTTCTTTGCCGCTGTTTTGCAGCATCTCGAGGCCAGACATCACGACGGGCACAGCGTACTGCTTGATGTTGAATTCAGCAGCGCTGATGACGTCCTGAGCAGCCACGGGCAGCAGGTCGTAACCAGAGTAGAAGCCGCCGTTTGCGTTTTCAGCAAAGGACAGTTCTTCAAAAATCACGTTACCACCGGAGATGGTCTTGACGTTGCCGCGCTGATTCAGGCGAGACAACAGGGCGTTGTTTTTGGTGACGTTGTCGGCAATCTGGCGAGTGCGCGACTGAATGGTCGTTGCGACGATGTCGCTTACGTTTGGAAAGCTCATGATTAACTCCTCATCTGAGTGCAAAAAGGGCAAGTGCCCGCCTTGGTTTCAGATGCGCCTACGCGAACCGATCTCAGTCCGACTATTGCCTTAGGTGGGACGCCGTGGCGTCTCCTATGGAGTTATGCGGTGGCTGGGGTGCTTTGGCACACCAGTCGGGTTTCCCCGACATGGTGTGATTATGGCATCAGCGCGAGGTGGAAACGATCGCCGCCTCGATGGCAGAGCGCACGTCCGTGGTCGGCGCTTGCATAGAACCGACAGGAGCGGCCCCAGAAACGCTCACAGCGGCCGATCGGGCGCGCTGGGCTGCCTGGGTATGAGTCTGGGCTGCCTGAGCTTTTGCGCGCTGCGACAAAACGCTGCGCACGTTGTCGTTCATCATCACGGCCTTCTTGTAAGCATCCTGCAAGCTCATGCTGATGCCACGGCGCTGGGCCACCTCCAGGATGTCGGCCATGTCCTCGCGCACGTCGTTGCCGAACTCGGCTTGGGAGATGAACTGCTCGACCTCGTTGACGACCTGTTGCTGGGCGCGCTGTTGCTGCTGAGCTTGGGCCTGCTGGAACTGGGTCAGCATTTGCTGCACCGGCGCCAGGCGCTGGTTGAGCACCTGCTCGATCTCTGACTGCTGGGTCTGGCGCGGGGCCTGGCCAGCGAGCGCGGAGTCCAGCATCTCGATGAAGTTGTTGCCAAATCGGCCAATGCCGAACTGGTTGACGATGCCGGCCACGACCTGTGCCAGCTCGGGCGCGGTGCCTGTGCGCAGGCGCGCTGCCGTGCTCATCAGGTTGTCGATGGCCTGGATTGGATTCGAGCCTTCGGCCTTGATGAATGCCTCGTACGGGGCAATCGTGCGCATTACCGCGTCGTAGTTCTTGCGGGCCTCTGCGGACTCCTGCAGGGTGCGCTGCACTTCAGCTTCGCGGCGGTAGATCTCGGAGCGAACGCCCTCGGGCAGGGTGTTCCAGTGCTCGCGCACGTCAGGTTTCCAGGACGCGGGCGCGCGCTCGCCGGTCTTCGGGCCAGACTTCGGGCCAGGCTGCACACCCTCGTCTTTGGCTGCAAATTTTCCTTGGTCGTCGCGCGGCTGTTGTTGAACATCCTCGTTTTCGACTTTGGCCTCTTCTTGCGCCAGTTCGGTAAGGTCTTGCGCGTCATCTGACGCAGTGGCCTCGGCTGGGACTTCGATCGCGTCCTCGATCTGTTGATTGGAAGGTGCGGGTTCTGTTGGCAGGGGTTGGTCTGCGTCTTTGAACGCGGCCTCGAGGGCTTCGCGCATGGATGTCGTGGGTTCGCTCATGGTGTTACCTGTTTTGTAGATGATGAATCGCGCGCTCTATGTCGGCGCGCTTGAAGGAACCGCCTTCGGTCATGTACCGCTCGCGGCTTTCTTTGGCTTTCGCCCAAGAATCTTTGAAGTCGTCCATCGTGGTCAGGCCCTTGGCCTTCATGTACTCGCGATGCTTTGTGCGACTGCTGATGTCGGTGCCATCGGGGGCCACCATGCCCTCGTAGCTTCGGTCGCCCCACAGCGCCGAGTCGGCGCGTGCTGGGGCGCTGTAATCGTCCGTCACCTCGATGAGCTCGTAGGGCGGCTCCTTCATCTGAACAAATCGGCGTCGTGTCATCGTTGATCCTCTGCGGCCATTGCGTTGAGTGAGTAACCAAGTGCGGCCACAGCGGCCGCGGGCGTCATGCCTTTGCGCATCAGCTCGACAGCCTTGGCCCAGTCGGCTTCGCTGAAGAACTTGCGCATCAGCTCCACATCTTTGCGAGCAGATCCGAACTGAGAATCGCGGGTCATCTTGTCCTTGATGATGCGGCGCACGTCCTCGGACTCGCTGATGTTCTGCGTGACAGCCTGCGACACGCCTTCTGGCAGGCCGGCAAAGCCCTCGAGCACAGCCTGCGTGGCTTTGCCCTGGCCGTACTCGAGCGGTGTATATACAGACTCCACGCCGGCCTTTTGCAGGCTTGCGCCCTCAGGCAAGGCCTTGAGCAGTGCGCTGTTCTTGCCGGTCAGCTGGCGCAGTGCTGCGACCTTGGCGTCGGCATCGTCGCCGTAGTTGGCGATCGTCACGCCGCGCGCGCTTGCGCTCGGCGAAAAGTCGGTACCGCGCAGTGCGCTCTGGATGGCCGCCATCTCGGACTGAGAGGCCTGGCGCGGCATCTCCACCAGCAGTGCGTCCTTGCCCTTGCGGTTGCCGCCGGTGAACAGGATGTGGCCGGCGCCAGCTTCCTGGACGTCGTTGGCTGCGCGGAAACGCTCGCCGGCCTCCATGGCCGCGCGGAAGTTGGGGTGCAGCGTTGCGCTGTCGCCCGTGGGGAAGTTCGCAAGGGTGCGAGAAATCGTCACCGGGTTGTTCTCGGTGATGCCGGCCGTGTTGGTGTAGACGCCACCGCCCTGCTCGCTAGGCAGCTGGCGCAGGCCCATGGCAGAGCTGATGGCGTCACGACGGCCAGCGCCCACGGCGTCAGGCATGTCGTACAGCGCGGCCTCGCCGGCCTTGTCGATGTCCCATCGGCCCACGTTGCCGTAGGCCTGCTTGGCCTCGTCGCTTGCGTTGAGCAGCTCGGGGATGTGGCCAGTGTTGGCGCCGGGCACGTACTCGTAGGTCGAGCTGAAGGTGTGCTTGGGGAAGAAGTCCGCGGTGGTCTTGTTGGCGTCCCGCAGCGCCTTGACGACGCCCTCAGTGCCGCCGCTGTAGGTGGCCTTCTTGCCGCGCTCGTACAGGTCTTGCGCCTTGCCGTAGATCCACGGCACTTCTTGCAGGTGTGGGCCGGTCCAGTCGGTCTTGCCTCCTGCAGCACGTGCGTTGGCGCGGTCGACCATGAGCGCGGTCTCTGCGTCCATGAACGGATGCATCTGCTGCGACACGCCGGCCTTCCATGGCTTACCTTGTGCGTCGGTGTAGCCAAATCCCTGCGCGGCGCGGAAGTCGTTGACACCGAACGAACCTTCAACGGGCACGCGTGGGTCGTTCTTGACGCGGTACTCGCCAATCTTGGCGGCCAGCTTGGGCGACTTGTCTTGTGCGATCGCCTTGTCCAGCGTGCGCATGCCTGCGCCGCGGTAGGCCATCTCAGGCGCGCCCAGGGCGCGGGTGTTCATGTGCTTGAGCGCAAAGGCCAGCTCAGACTCAGGAGAGACGCCAGCCGAATACACGGCCGTGGCGTCCAGCGCGCGGTCGAGCTGATGTGGCTCGGTGGACGCAGCTTGGCCTGCCTTGGCGCGCTCGTACCAGTTGCCAACCCGCTCCGGGTCTGCGAACTCGAGCGCATTCACGCCCTCGTCGAACTGCGTGTCCAGGCTCTTGCGCATGGCCCCAAGGCCTGAGCCGCTGGTGATGTGGCGAGGCGCGCCGATGATCGAGCCGTCAGCGCGGCGGTGGATGTGCTCGCCCTTCTTAGCTGCGCGCAGAACCTCCGCGGCGCCTTGCTGCTTTTCCATGGTGCGGTAGAAGTCCGCAGGGATGGCGCCGCTCTTGCGCTGGCCGCCCACCTTCTTGGCGTCGTCCGCGTGGTCTGCTGCCGCGTCGCCTGCGGCCGCCACGGCCTTTTGGATTTCCTTCTGGCGCGCAACCTCTTTGGCTTTCTTCTTGCCAAATCCAGCCAAAGCCTCGGGCACTTCATCAGCCTGGGCCACCGCGGCCTCGATGACCTCGCGCAAAGCAGGCGCTGCATCTGCTGCCGCGTCTGCAGCCTTCGCACCCTTGCGCAGTTTGCTGATGCCTTTGGTCACGCCACCGACAACAGGCACCATGCCCAGTGTCGACAGACCCATGCCCAAGGCGTCACCTTCACGGCGTGCACGCTCAAAGTCGCGGCCAGCTTGCGCGGTGCCAACGACAGGAACAAACCCCGCGCCGATGTCCAGCGCGATGTCTGCCAGGTCTTGATCCTGCGGAGTGTCCAGGGAGGTGAATTTTTTTGCACGGTCACGCAGCGCGTTGATGAGGGTCTGGTAATCCATTATCGTCACTCCAAGGACAACAGATACGCGGTGGACTGGTACAGGCGCAGAACTTCGTCGATCGTGTTCTGCAGCGCTGTTTCTTCCTTCTCGCAGATCTGGTAGCGGTACATCTCGATCCACTCGGCCTGGTACTCGAGCTCCTTGCGGATGCTGGACTGGCGCGAGGTGTCGCTGTTACGCTCGATGTCCATGCGCTTGTTGTAGGAGCCTTGGTACTGCTCAACAAAACCGTCGATCAGCTCGAGCAGCTGGTCGTAGAAATCGTTGAGCGTCTTGTGCTCCGCGTACTTCTTGGTCTTCCAGTGCGCAATCTGCGCAAGGTCGCGGCCCAGCAGGGCCATGCTCACAAATTGTTCTGCCTTGTTCATGTGAACCTCAACCAAAAATTCCAACAGCAATGACCTGCGATGCAGAGCCGGTGCTGATAGAAAAACCTGTCGATGCCGATGAGATATTCAGCTCGACGCTGTACACACCCTTGCCCGCGTTTGCTGGCACGATGGTGTGGCTGTGATCGTCATGCGAGAGAACAACATCGCCGTGCGTGTTGTCGGTAACCGTCACGACCAGCCGGTGCATGTAACTGCCTCCAGCGCTTCCGGGGATCGGCTCGTTGGTCGCGTTTTCGCCGACCAAGTAATGCTCAAACTGGTACGGGTTGATGATTGCCATTTGGAACCTTAGTCAAGTAATAGCAGGAGCTCATCGCCCCGCCTGCGTTTAATTATCCGAGCCAGCTCTTGCCGAGCGCGCTCTGCCTCTTGGCGCTGTGCCACCAGGCGCGACTGCACGCGCGCCTCCTCGAGCACATCGGCCACCAACCTGGCCACCTCGGCAGCGTCAAACGCCGGCGGCACATTGATGCCGATGCGCGAGCCATCAAGGGACAGCACCTGCACAGACTTCGTGCCCTTGGACACGACAACAGGCGCGGCCTTCTCGACCACCGGGTCGATGGCCTGCTTGATCTGCTGGCGCAGCTTGTCTTGTTCCTGGCGCTCGCGCTCAAACGCCTCGTCACGCTTTTTCTGCGCCTTCTTGCGTTGCCTCTCGTCGCCAATGTCAGCGATGACAGGCTGAATGGCCGGCTCGATCTTGCCCGTGGCGGCGAACACGTCCTCGCCCGTCTCGACAGCGGCCATCGTGCCGCCAATGACCACATCGCCGTCTGCGCTGAAGACATCGACGCCCGTCTCGACGGCAGACATGACGCCGTTGAGGTTGACGTCACCGTCCGCGGAGAACGTGTCGGTGCCGCTCTCGATCGCTGACATGTCGCCAACGATCTGAACGTCACCCTCGGCCGCGAATGTGTCGACGCCTGTCTCGACTGCGGCCATCTGGCCCACGATCGTGACAACACCAACGGCCGCAAACGTGTCGACCGTCGACTCTGTCGCGGCCATCGTGCCGGCGACAACGACATCACCCTCGCCCGAGAAAACATCGACGCCAGTCTCGGTCGCGGCCATGGCACCGACTTGCTCAGTCCACTTGGCCGTCCCCCATACGCCGGTGCCCCACAGAGCCACGTCTGCCCCTTAGTTGGCGGTGATGGTTGCGCTGTTGAGCGTGATGACCTCGCCCACGTTGAAGCTCACAGACTCGAACAGGATGTCCGCTCCAGAGCCAACAACGCCAACAGTCAGGCCGGTGATCACGTCGTTGCCGTCACTGTCGCGAATGCGAGCAGCCGCGGCCGTGCCGTCAGCGTCGGCGCTGGTGTCCGAGCGAGGAAAGCCCGAGAACGTCAGCACGCCACCGGAGACGGTGCCGCACGGGTCGGCCAGCACGATGCTGGCCAGCACGGTGCCCATGCCGGTGGTGCCAATTTGCAAAACGCCAGGCCCGGAGCCTGCGTCGATGGTGTCAATCACGCCCTGCAGTCGGGCGTTCTTGGCTGCTGTGGAATAGATCACTGCCATGTTTTTCTCCTAGTTACATCGGCATTTGAGGTTGTTGCGCGATTTGCGGCTGCACGGCCGGCGGCAGCGGAGCGCCACCGCTGAGCGCGGCCTGAGTGCCGGGCAGCATGTCGGGCTGCTCGTCAACCTCGCGCACTTCGATGATGTCGCCCGTCTGCGGGTCACGCACAGGCACGCGGCGCTTCTTGCGGCTCACGGCGTCCATGAGCTGGGCCAGCTGCTGCTGGGTCTGCACCTGCGTGTTCATGGCGCTGCTGGTCATCGAGTGGATGTTGTCCAGCAAGTCGCCCAGCTTGCGGCCGGCGTCAGGGTTGAGCTGCAGCATCTCGCGGATGTTCTCGAAGTGCTGCGTCATCTGATCCATCTTGGCCTGCATCTCGACCTTCTGCAGCTCCAGCGTCGCCTTGAGTGCGGCCACCTCTTTGTCGGTCTGCGACTCGAGCATGGCGATCTGCTTGTCGGCCTCGATCTTCTGCATTTCGATCTGCTGATCAATCGTGGGCTGCGGCGGTGCGGGTGGCTGCATGAGCTGCTGCTGCATCGCTGCGATCGCCTGGTCGAGCACGGACTCGATCTCGGTGGACACGCGGAACTTGGCCACGCCCCACTGCAGCAGCTTCATCAGCACGGGCGCGGCGCCAGGCGTCTGCTGGGCCATTGGTGCCACTTGGGAGATGAACGCGCCCATGCCCTGCAGGAACTGCACCGCGGCATCGCGCTCGGCAGCCCAGTCCAGGGCGGCCATCGAATCAGCCTCCACGCTGATCCGGTACTCGCTCATCTCCTCGTTCTTGAGCAGCTCAATGGCCGCCGGCACGAACTGAGCATCGGGCGTGCGCTCGATGTTGCTGCGCTTGATGATCGTCTCAGGCTGGAAATGCTTGCAGATGATCTCGGCCTTGATGCGCAGCATCCCGGTGATCCACTCAGCGATGTAGAACTGCTTGAGCTGAACGCGGGTCGAGCCGAACTGGGCTTTGATCTGCTGGGCTGTTGCGGTTTCCGATGCACGGGAAGATCCGCGCATCACGTCAGAGATGCCAAGCACCTCGTAGATCTGCATGACCTTGTCCTGGCGGTACTGGCGCAGGCGCTCGATGCAGTTGGCCACCTGGTCAATGGGCGCAAAGTCGATCTTGCCCTTGACGCCACCGCCCTCGGCAAACATCGCCCAGTTGTCCACCGGGATCAGCTGGTTTTCAGCGGCCTGCGAGAACATGCGGCCAACAGAATCGCCGGCCGTCTTGTCGTACACGCCTGCGATCTTCATCGCACGCGTCAGCCAGGTGATGCGGGTGTTGATCTCGTCGAGCTCGTTGAACTGGTCCTGAGCAAAGATGTAGTCACCGCGCGGCATGAAGTTGCTGGTGGTGACGTTGGCGGCCATCGGCTTGGCGCACGGGAAGAACCCGTCCAAGCCCAGCGGATCGTCCTTGACGTCCAGGATCGTCGGCGTGCCCTTGGCAAACCAGTAGACCTTGCGCGACTCCTTGCACCAGATCTCAAAAACTTCAGCCTTGTTCCATGGGTCGTACTGTGGGTTGTCGTCGCGCGTGTCGCCGTCGCGCTTTTGCCCGAACAGAGGAATAGTGGACGCGATCTCCTTGCCAAAGCGCTCGACCAGCTGGTCCTTGGTCATGTACACGCGGCGGGCAACCCAGCGAACCTCTTCCCAGGTGCGTGCGGGTGACCAGAAAAAATCACCCCAGAACACGTAATCGCACGGGGCGTCCTCTTCGACAATGCGCTCGCCCTCAGTGGCCGGGCTGAGCTCGTTGCCCATCTCGTCAAACACAGCCTCGACGGTGTACGGCTCGGTCTTGACCTCGTAGCGCATCCAGCCCTGGCCCATGCCAACAGTCAGCCAGTCCTCGATCGAGTTGCGCACGCTCGAGTCCCAGTTGCTGACGTTGTCGTCGAACGATCGATTGAGCAAACGCTGCAAAATCGTGCCGGCCACGCGCGCCTGGTCGTCGTCAGAGTCCTGCCAGCTGCGCGCAACGTCCGCACGCGGCGGGCGGGCATACAGCATCGACAGCAGCACCTGCACCGTCGACCAAAACAGGTTCACGCGGGACTGGTCTCGGCCAAAGTCCTCGCGCTTGTCCAGGTACCGGTGCACGATGCGCTTGGCGTCCTGGTGGAACTTGCCCAGCTCCTTTTGCGATGCGGTGATTTCAGTGTCCCAACGCCGGGCCAGGCCCATGGGCGTGTTCTTGAACTCTTCCGCGCTTGTGATCTTGCCTTCTTCCATTACCCAATCCTTCCTGACTGGACGGGAGCAGTGTCCCAAATGTCGTCCAAGGCGAACTGGTAATGCGCGCCCTTGGCCTGCTTTGATGTGATTTTATGACCACCGGTTGACTTCCTCACCGTTTTCTTGGCAGCAAGCGCCAGGTAGCGGAAACTGTCAGAGGCGTGCGAGTGCTGGTCGTGCTTGGGCTTGTTCCTGAACGTCTGCGTCTTCTCGTCCCACTCCCTCATGTACCCGCGCAGGTGCTCCAGCCCCTCGTATGTCACCTCCTCATCGAACCAGCAGTCCTGAATGATCAAACGCGCAGCCTCAATGCCGTCCTGCAAGGACAGCTCAGGCACCAACCGCGGCGTGATGCCGTTGGACAAGAACTGCTCAATGATCGACTTGCCGGTCTGTAGGCTTTTGGCGCGGGCATCGTGCGGCAGGTACACCTCCCCCACCTTGTACGGCCGAGACTTCACCCAGTCGATGTAATGCTTGATCGGCTGGTTGTCGTCCTCCATGAAGTCCACCACCCGGTACCCGTCAGGCGTCTCCTGCCAACCCCACCAGCTGCAGCTGTCCGTGTAGCCCAAGTCGGCCACCAGGTTCACCTTCAGCTCAGGATCAATCGGGTACTTGCCAATGCGCCCCTGGTCATACGCCTCGCCAATGAGCTTGGCGTAGTACGCACCAGGGATGGCCGCGTCAAACGAGCACTCGTATTCGATCTCGTACGCCTCGGTCGTCATCTGCGCCTTGGCGTCCCTCAGCTCGTCCGGGTGAATGATCCCCGTCTTGGACGCGGGCAGCTCCAGCAAGATGTGGCTGCTCGGGTTCAGCCGGGCCTCCTCGCGTAAGTTCCAAAAAAGGTTCTTGCCGCGCGGGGTACCCGCAAAGATCGCCCAGCCGCGACGGTCAGACAGCGCCGGCCGGATGACCGTGTACCAGGCGCTCGGGCGCATGTCCCCCACCTCGTCCAGCACCACCCCGTCAAAGTACAAACCCCGCAGCGCGTCCGGGTTGTCAGCGCCGGCCACGTAGATGGTGCTCTCGCCGCCGTGCCCGTTCCTGATCGACAGCTTCAGCTCGGACTCGTTGGGCGGCTTGGCCCAAAAATCCTTGGTCAGCTCCTTGAGATACGACCAGGCCACCATCTTGGCCTGCGCACGAAACGGCGCCAGGTACGCAAACTGCGGCCGCGCCAGGGACGTCTCCAGCGCACCAATCACCAGGTCAGCACACATGGCCACCGTCTTGCCCGCGCGCCGGTGCGCCACCACCACAGCCCAACGCTTGTCGCGGTTGTGCAACGGCTTGAAGACGTCGCGGGGTGCGTATTCTTGGAGCTTCATTGGTGTGTTTTTCTCAACATCGATTTTGGGAATGGGAGAGAAGGGAGGGGGGCCCCTGCTCCAGCCACCCCCCCGGCCCCGGCTCGATGGGGGGATGGGGGTCGAGCCAGCCACGCGCGAGCCGATGCCTCACGCACGGCCTCAGCACGGGCCAGGAGCTGCGATCGCAGGCAGGCCGCAGGGGTAGTAGCCTCACGCACCTTGCGGGCCTTGTGCGTCGTTCTGCGCGGTCGGTGGTGTGCCACCCTCCCCCGCCGGCTGGGCATCCCCCCCACCGTTCGGATGTTTAATCCGGTACTGACCCTCGGAATCTTGTTCAAGATCAAGCACTTGCGTGCGCTGCTCTGTGACTTGTGCCGTGGTTGTGCCAATCGAACGCGATCCCAGCCAGCTCAGCTCGAGCTTGATGCCGCCGTCCACGTTGGCCTGCACCTGCAGCGGCATGGCCTTGTTGACCATCTGCGCGAAGATCTGCCGGTCCTGGATGCCGCCCTGCGCGCGCTCGATCAGCCAGCCGGCCAGGCCCTCCGAGTGGCACTCGCGGGCCGCCTTCTCGACGGCCTCGCGGATCGTGCGCGTGACCTTGTTCACGCTGCCCTTCTGCCTTCCCGCGGGCAGCTCGTTGCCTGTCAGCGGCGACACCATGACCTTCTTCTTGACGCCTTCAACTTTAGAAGCCTCACTGTCTATCCGTACAGCCTCATCCACCGCGGCCTGCAAGACCACGTTCTGCAGCTGTTCCCCGACGTCCTGTTGCTTGGTTTGCATCATGGCTTGATTCTCGCATCACGCAGGACGCCGAGCGCGCCCAGTGCACCGAACGCTGGCAGCACGATCAGCCACCCGTCGACCACGAACATCAGCCAGACGCAGGCGCTCAGCCAACCGACTGCCGCGGCCCTCAAATCCTCTGCCAGGCACCTGGCTTTCATTTCCCAATCCATGATTTCCTCCTGTGGATAACTTTTGCACGCACACACCCCACACCCCATACAGGGCGTGTGCGTGTGCAGGTGTGCAAGGGGCAAAGTAGCCCCTTTGCACACACATGCACTCAGGCTGCACGTGCATGCGTGTGCAAGGCGTGAGCACGTGAGCATTTTGCCGTTGTAAATGCCCCGAGCAGGTGCTCTTGAGCACGCCACAAAGCATCGGGCGCGGCTTTGGATGCACGCGCCAGCTCCCCAGATTTGGCAAACCTTGAGCCGTTCCAGGCGAGGTAGAAGCGCCCCTTGCCCTCGTCCTTGAACAGGTAAACCCGCCACCAAGGCTCTCGCTTGGCCTCGGTGTAATCGGCCCAAGGCTGGACGTGCAGCGTCCATCCATCAAAGTGTGCGATCTCGACCATGTTGCTCTCCTTGCTTCCTTGCTGGGCACCTCCGCCCCTGCTCGCAGTCCCCATGGCAAGGCGGGCAGGTCTCGGGCTTGCGCCCAAAGATCCTGTCCCAGCCGTCCTGATAGCCCTGCCCTGGCCTGCGGTCGCTGCCTTTGCCGCCGTCTGATGTGCTCATGTCAGTCCTCGCATTCGCAAATGAAGTTGTAACAGCGCAGGCAATACCCCGCGTCCAGCATCTGCATGCGCACCTCATGCTTGAGCGACCGGTAGCTCTCCCACTTGGCCGGGTCGCCATCCCTGTCTGTCGGCTCCGCGTCCAGCAGCCTGGCCCAAGCCTCAAACAGCTCCTCGTTGCGCTTGAAGACGTTGGCCGAGCGCTCGATCAGTTTCTTGTTGCCAATGGTCAGCTGGTCGATCTTTTCCTGCTGCTCCGCGATGATTCTTTCCAAGCTCATGCGTCAAACCTCCTGCCAATTCCATGCTCGCGCTCGAGGGCGCGTGCGAACCCGATGACCTCCTGGTGCTCACGCCAAAGCTCGACGATGCGCTGCTCTGGCAGCTGCATGACCTCGTGGTGCTCGCACACCTGCACGCCCTTGATGAGCTCGCCTGTGGGCACGAATCGGACAAGCCAGGGCGCGTTCATGTGTTCTTTTCCTTGAGTTTGGTTTCGATGGCGCGGCCAAATGAAACGCACAGTTTCCAGTACATCGACAAAAACCAAGGCGCAGCCATTCGCTTGATCTCCTCATCCGTCAGCCCAACCCACGGCTTGCTTGGCTGCGGGAATGTATAGAGGGGCGTCAACCCTTCACCTGCCGAATCGAAGAAGCAGTCATCAGGCCAGTAAGCACCGCACGTCCATGCTTGAAGTGCTACAAACGCCACCGGCTCCACGCTTGCTTCAGCAAGCTCCTGCTGCTGTGCTGGCTGCTCTGCCAGTGCTTCGCGGATGGCGGTGATGGCGTAGCGTGCGCCAGTGCTGTATGGCTTTGCCAGTTGATCTTCTGCGTTCTCCAACGCCTCCAGCGCCAGCTTCAAAGCCTCTGTTTGTTTGCTCATAGCGTCTGCCCTCCACCTTGCGCGATCCAAGCGGCAAAGCTGGCCGCGGTATCGCCAAACGGCAGCCGCGAGCACTCGCGTGCAATGCGATCACGCTCAGCAGCAGCGACAAGGGCGGCAAATTTAGTGGCGGCTTCAGCAACAAATCCTGTTTCCGAATCGTGTTCGTGCATCCAGCCAGCCTCCTGCGCCATGCGGATGATGTCTTGTCTGTTCATTCGTCTTCTCCTTCTTCATCTCGTTGCACCCAGGTCGGCGCGGCTCCTGAGCCGATCGCCACGCGGGCCTTTCCTGCCTCGGTAAGCACTACGCGCTGGCCTGGTGTGCGGTTGCTGCGCGTGTACGTCTGCGCGGCCACCAGGCGCTCGTTTTCCATGTCCCGCAGGATCTGGAAGAAGTCGCGCCTATCCAGCCCGCTGGGGAACTCTGGGTCATCGCGCAGTGCCACGTACACGTTGTTGGTGGCGCTGACCTTCAGGGACAGGTTGGCGCCCGCGTCAGCTGCCCGGCCGATCAGTTTGAGAATCACAGCGCGGTGCTGATTTCGCACCAGATTGGCCGCGGCCTTGAGGCCTGGGCTGGTGCCAAAGCGCCTGAACACCTTGGAGCCTGGGTCGAACTCGATGCGCAGCTCTTCCTGCAGCGGGCCGAGGTTGCACTTCTCATGGCGCAGCACGACCGTCTGGCCGTCGCGCACCATGGCCCAGCGCGAGCGTGCGCTGTTGTTCCAGGCTGTCGAGCCGCTGAAGGTGGTGTTGGTGTCCAGGCCTGCGCCACCGCGGGCTGATGCCTTGTCGACGTGCGCCAGCAGCATCACGGCCGCGCGCGTCTCGCCGGCGATCAGGTTCAGGCAGCGCATGAACCCGCGCACAGCTGTCCTGTCGTTCTCGTTGTCCGCGAACACGTCCGAGGCGTTGTCGACGATCACCACACCAGCCTTGCTGGCCACGACCACGTCGGCCAGCCACTGCATGCGCTCGGTGGGGCTGCCGTCCTTCCAGAGCACGCAGTCCTGCTTGGTCAGGTCGTAGACCATGAGCTTGTCCCGCAGGCTGGACATCTCCAGGCCCATGTCGGCGCAGATGTTGGCTACGCGAAAGTGCACGGTGCGGGCCTCGTCCTCGCCTGAGAGGATCAGGACGCGGCTGGGCTTGGTCTGGATGTCGAACAGGCTCATCCCGTGAGCCAGTGCCACGCCCAGCTGCAGGGACAGGTTGGACTTGCCCACGCCGCCGTTGGCGGCCAGCAGGGTGACGGTGCCCTCGGGCAGCCAGCCCTCGTAGCGCCACTGGGTTGGCTCGGGCTGGGTGTACTGCAGGCGCTCCCAGTCCATGGGCTGGAGATCGCCGGCCGGCAGCTCTGGCTCGGACGCAGGCTCATCTGGTGAGCCACCCGGCATGGTCAGGTTGACGGTGATCTGCGGGGGCTTGCGCTCCTCGGGTGCGAACTTCTCGGCCGACTTGACTGCGCGGGGGATCTCGGCTCGGCGTGACTGCCAGCGAGACAGCTCGGCCGGGTCACTTGGCCTGGACTCGTCCATCAGGCTGTACAGGAACTCGACGGCCGCGCCCGCGTACATACCGCCGGCCACCAGGCTTGCGGCCAGGCGGGTGATGCTGTCGTGGTAGGCGCGGTTGGCCGGGTTGGGGTCAGTGATGCCCATGACCATCTCGCCCGCGTGCACGCCTGTGCCTGACGAGCTGGCCTGCGACGGGGCTGGCAGTGCTGACGTGATGCGCACGCTGTCGAGGTCGATGCCGATGGCAGCGCACGCGTCCTCGAGGGACCAGCGCACGGACGGACTCCAGCGCTCGAGCTTGACTTGCCACTCACCGGCCGCGCGTGGCTTGGTGTTTTTACCTACGGGTAAACGCACATACCGCACGGCGTTGTTGCCTGACTTGTCGGCCTTGATGAATCCGCGAGTGGCCAGCACTTGCATTAGGCGGTCGATAAGCTGCCTATTCCGTGTATCCGCATCATCCCCATCGAGAAAAATACCGATCTGGAATTTTCCTGGGCTGGTTTGGATGGCGTAGCTGAAGCCCTGGATGTCATCGAGCTGCACGTCATCGAGCACCATTACCGCAAGGCGAACGAACGCCTCCTTGCGCCGAACAATCTCTCCATCACTGGTGGCCGTCAGGACTGCCGTGCAGAAATAGGTGTTGTCTTGGTCTGCTTTGTCGATCGTGGCTGCCTGTGCAGGCATGCCCTTGTAGGAGCGCCCGGCCCACACAAGTGCAGGCGCGTTGGACGGATCAGCGCGAAACGAGCACACCCAGCCGTGGGTGCCTGGCTCAAGTTCGCCATATACCTCTTCGAGGAAATCGCTGTTGGTCATCGCTTGTACTCCGATGACCATGCTCACACCTCAACGGCGGCAAGCTCCTTGAGGGTGATGCGCACGCGCTTGTCGCGGGCCATCTCGATCAGCTGCGGCCAGTACCGCTGCGGGATGATCCCGCCGGTGCCCTTCGGTACCGGTTGGCACCAGCGAGAGAGCGTGGACTTGTCGAGGCCGAGGGCTTCGCATACCTCGCCCTTGCCACCAAGTTTTTCGATGACTGTGTAAGCGGGGTCGAGGGTATGGACGACTGGAATAGACATGTTGAATTTCCTCATGTGTTGCGTTTGACTCATCGAGGAGTGTATGGCAATGTTGAAGCCTCACCAAAAGAGGCCCCGATGAATACCGAGTGGTTTCGTCAACTATTAGCCGCCAAGAAGCTCTCACAGAGGAAGCTGGCCAAGCTGATGGAGCTCGATCCTGCGGCGGTCTCGCTGATGCTACGCGGTCAGCGCAAGATGACCAGCGAGGAGGCGCACCAGATGTCGATCATCCTGGGCGTGGCCATCACTGAGGTGCTGCGCCAGGCAGGCATTGAGGTGATCGACGACGTCAGGCGCGTGAAGGTCACCGGTTACGTTGATAAAAACGAGGTGGTCACACTTTTCCCGCGGCGCACGCACGACAAGGTTGTCGGGCCTGCTGACTGTCCCGAGGGCACGTACGCGCTGCAAAAGCGCGCGCCTGGCCATCCGCATGATGGCTGGATGCTGTTCATCTCACCTGCGGAGGATGACCCGCGCGCGCACCTGGGGCAGCTGTGCTGCATCGCGCTCGAGAACGGCGAGCACGTGGTTTCGTTCCTGCAGCGCGGTTACCGCTCTGGCACGTTCAACCTGATCAACGGCGCGGACGGCGCTGCACTGCGCACGGACGCAAGCGTGGTGTGGGCCTCGCGTGTACTCTGGATCAAGCCCACCTGATGAGCCTGCCGCAATAACCCCACAATCTTGTCGGGATACTATTGCGGGTTTCTCATCGTTGTGGCGTAATCACTTCAACGCGCTGTTGCGTTGAAACGAGGAACCCAAACGATGCGAACCCATGAACAAAACCTGCAGACGATCGAGAAGAACATCGAGATGTTTAAGCGCTACGTCAAGATGGGGCCGACGGAGCACGACTGCCGCAAGCTGGTCGATCTGTTCGACGCCCGCAACGACTACAAGCGCCACATGGCCGGCGAGATCGAGCGCAGCGAGATGTGCTGGACTGCCATCGAGCTGACCATGGAGATGCCCGCCTGGGGCACCTACGGCACCTAATCCCAACAACAACCAAGGAACCACGACATGAAACCTTCACACATCACCACCCCGCGCAATCTGGCTGATTGCACCTTCACCTACGGCTACACCACCGCCCGCCCGATGGCCTACCGCGAGGCCAAGTGGGAAAAGCTCGCAGGCTACGCGCTGGCGTTCGTCATCGGCCTTGGCCTGGCTGCTGTGCTGGTCGTTGGCTGGAGCGCTTGATGTGGCCATTTCCCTCGCCTTCTGGACCCGTGCCATGGACTCCCGCGCAGCAGCGCGCATACCAGCGCCAGCAGCGCCAACAGACACCGGAGGCTCCGTTTTGAAGTGCCCCCGCTGTAACGCCTGGGCCGAGGTCAAAGAGACCCGCGCCCGCGAAGACAACACGATGCGCCGCCGCTACGAGTGCGCGAACCTGCATCGGTTCACCACGATCGAGTGCGTTCGCACTGACTCGGTCGTAACACGCAGAAACCCCGAGCGCGCAAACAAGTCACAAGAAGACTGATGCGAATTTCACAATCCCACGACAGACCCGCCAAACCAAAGGAAACCAAAATGGCTTTTGATCTCTCATCCATCCAGCGCACGAAACGCATGCGCGCCCCCAAGATCGTGATTGCCGGCCCAGGCAAGATCGGCAAGACAACCTTCGCAGCTCACTCGCCCAACGCGGTCGGCATCTTGACCGAGGACGGCGCGGACGCGGTCGACGCGAACGCCTTCCCGCTGGCCAAGACGCTCGACGACGTCTACGGCGCGATCGAGACGCTGCTCACTGAGGAGCACGACTTTCAGACCGTGTTCTTGGACTCACTGGACTGGCTCGAGCCGCTGGTGCACACGCACGTGTGCGCCGCCAACAAGTGGGACAACATCGAGAAGCCTGGCTACGGCAAAGGCTACGTGGCCGCGGCTGAAGAGTGGCGCAACCTGCTCAATGGATTCGAGGCCCTGCGCCAGCAAAAGAACATGGCCGTGATCCTGATCGCGCACGACAAAATCAAGCACTTCGAGTCGCCCCTGCACGACGGCTATGACCAGTACGTGCTCAAGCTGCACGACCGCGCGGCCGCCCTGGTACAGGAGTGGGCCGACGTGATCGGCTGGGCCAACTACCAGGTGGTGACCACCGAGTCCGATGGCGGCTACGGCAAGACCGAGACCAAAGCCCGCACCACCGGCAAACGAATTCTCCACGTCGAACCGCACCCTGCCCACATGGGTGGCAACCGTTTCGGCTTGAAGAACATGCCCCTCGACTGGGAGGCATTCTCCGCAGCACTGACTGCATCCCATAACTCTTGAACTTAGGAACCAAAACCATGGCACAAATCAACTTCAAAGCCTCCAGCGTCCAGATCGAGGAACGCTCCAGCAACTTCGGCCCACTGCCCGCCGGCGATTACGAGATGATGATCGTCAAGTCGGACACAAAGGCCACCAAGGCCGGCACGGGTCACTACCTGGAGTGCGAGATGCACATCCTGTCCGGTGAGCACTCTGGCCGCCGTCACTGGGAGCGCTTCAACCTGGACAACCCCAACGCCCAGGCCGTGAAGATCGCCCAGGAGTCTCTGGCGCGCTTGTGCGCGGCCATTGGCGTTGACGAGGTGGACGACAGCGAGCAGCTGCACGACCAGCCGTTCATCGCTGAGATCGGCATCGACAAGAAGGACGACACGCGCAACGTGATCTGGAACTACAAGCCGGCTGGCTCTGAGCCTGCGGTTAAGCCTGCAGCCAAACCAGCTCCCAGCGCAGCGCCTGCAAAGAGCGCCCGCCCCTGGGGTTAATTGAATCGGGGCCGAAAGCGGATGCTGTGCCACTGGGGGCTCCCGGTGGACCGGACCACAGACGCAGCGAGTAGGCCCCACCTGAACGAGAGAACGATGGAAAAACTATTTATTAACCTGATCGGCTGCCTTGTGGTCGTCGGAACAATCAAGCTGTCTTTTGATCTCTTGGTGTTCGTCGTAAACACAGCAGCAAAGTGAGAACAACGATGGCAGTTATCCCAGAATCACCACACACCACCAGCGCGGCCATCATCCGCTGGTACGAATCCAAACCCCAAGAGCACCGCCCGCACATGGGCGCCTCGCTCATTGGCCACAACTGCGACCGCTACATCTGGCTGACCTGGCGCTGGGCGCTCAAGCCCGAGTTCAAGGGCCGCATGCTGCGCCTGTTCAACACTGGCCAGCGCGAAGAGTCTCGCTTTATCGAGGAGCTGCGCGGCATCGGCGCGACCGTCTGGGACGTTGACCCGGACAGCGGCGACCAGTGGCGCGTGAGCGCCTGCAATGGCCACTTCGGAGGCAGCCTGGACGGCGTGGCCAAGGGCCTGCCAGAGGCGCCCAAAAGCCCGGCCGTGCTGGAGTTCAAAACACACAGCGAGAAGTCCTTCAACGAGCTGCTCAAGAAGAAAGTGCAAGGCGCCAAGCCACAGCATTACGACCAGATGACCGTCTACATGGGCCTGATGGAGATCCCCCGCGCTCTCTACATGGCCGTCAACAAGAACACCGACGACGTCTATGTCGAGTGGGTGCACTTCGACGAGCAGCGCTTTGCCCAGCTGATCGACCGTGCCCAGCGACTGATCGACAGCCCGGTGCCACCGTACCGCATGAGCACCGACGCGGAGTTCTTCGAGTGCAAGTGGTGCTCGATGTGGAAGCACTGCCACGGCGGCATGGCCGCGGAGCCGAACTGCCGCACTTGCACACACTCGTCTGCCGTCGAGGCTGGCGCCTGGCGTTGTGAGAAGCACAACAAGGTGCTGGATTACAAAGCGCAGACGCAAGGCTGCGACGTGCACCTGCTGATCCCTGACCTGGTGCCCTACGGCGACCCGCAGGACGGCGGCGAGAACTGGGTGGCCTACAAACACAAGACCACCGGCGACCATTTCATCAACGGCCCCGATGGCATCAAAGAATACGGCCCGAACTTCAGCAGCAAGGAGCTGCACAACTGCAACGGCACGCTGATCGCGGACGTCATCAAGGTCAAGGCCGAGTTCCCTGTGAGCACGGTGGCCAACGGCGAAACCAAAGCCGAGCACCAGAACCTCGAGACCATGTGGGACGACATTGCAACAGACCCAGACGACCTGCCCGTCAAGAAGGACGCGCCAGGCAAGCGCGAGCAAGCCAAGAAGATCAAAAGCGCAGTCAAAACCATGGAGGCCTACAAAAAATGAGTCACCCTTTTGGACCCAAGTCATTGGCCGTCTTGAACCACCTCGCCAGGAAAGGCCACAAGAGCCGCTTTGAGCTGGAGCGCGAGCTGGGGCTGGCTCAGCTGGCCATGAACATCAACAAGCTCCTGCGCGGCGGCTACGTCAAGCCGCTGCCAAAGCAACGCGGCGAGCTGGTGCGCTACGAGATCACCACAGCAGGTGCCGGCGTTGTTGGCGCGCACATTCAGCGCCAAGAGTCCCTGCGCTACCGGCCCATCAGCGAGATGCCCTTGTACGTTCCAGCGTCGCAGATGTCACTCAGGCCTGGCGCCATGGACGCGTTCGCGCTGCCAAGCAGGGGGCTCGTATGAACTTCGTCTGGTTTGTTGTTGGCGCGGTAGTAGGCGCGATGCTTGGCATTCTGACCACCTCGCTCTGTGTAGTTTCAAAGGGCGAGAGGCATGAACGCAACGATTGAAAAAATCTACAGCCGAATCGAAGAGGACGGCGACTGCTGGGAATGGAAGGGCGCCTTTCAGTCATGCGGCGCCACTCCAATGATTCACTGGGGCAACAAGGTGATCGCTGTTCGCCGCCTGGTGGCCATCGAAATGGGCAAGAACGTCACCGGCAAGGTGGTCACCTGCTCATGCCGCAACGAGCTGTGCGTCAATCCTGACCACATCATGGTCGTGACGCGCAAGCAGCTGCAAGTCATCCTGGCCAAGGAGCGCACGTATCACACCAGCCCCGTGCGCCGCATGCGCATCTCTCAGATGGCCAGGGAAAAGCTGGCCAAGATCACTTACGAGCAAGCCATGCAGATCAGGCAAGCCGAGGGCACTCAGCGCGCGATCGCGGCCATGTTCGGAGTCAGCCAGGCCACCGTCAGCAAAATCAAGCTGGGCGTGACCTGGCAGGACTACACGAACCCCTTTGTGCAACTTTTAGGAATCAAGAAATGAGCTTCATCATCGGCGTCGATCCAGGCGCAGCAGGCGCGATCGCCATCATTGAGAGCACCGGCAAGCTGGTGCACGTGTTCGACATGCCCAGCGTGGAGGTCGTGGTGGGCGGCAAGGCCAAGCGCCGCGTCAGCCCCGAGATGCTGGCCGCGGAGCTGCGCCTGTACGCAGACCAAGGAGCTGTGGCCTATGTCGAGCAAGTTGGCGCAATGCCAGGCCAAGGGGTTTCCAGCATGTTTGCGTTTGGTCAGGCGTTCGGCATCGTGCTGGGCGTCATGGCCGGCTTGGCCATCCCCTGCCAGACGGTGACGCCTGCCAAGTGGAAAAAGGACATGAAGCTCAACACCGGCAAGGACGCAGCCCGCGCCAAGGCCGCCCAGGTCTGGCCAGCGCATGCCGGCGAGTTCAAGCGCGTCAAGGACGACGGCAAAGCAGAGGCCGGGCTGATCGGCCTTTGGGGGGTCAGTGTGTCCAAATAATCCGGGTATTGACGTTTGCCGTAGCTGTTGCGATAATCTCACCAACAACCAACCGAACGAGGCAGAACGATGGCAATCAAACTACGCGGCGAAACGTACTGGATCGACGTCATGATCAATGGCGTGCGCATCCGGGAATCCCTCAAGACCGGCGACAAGAAGCAGGCCCAGCAGATGCACGACATCCGCAGGGCCGAGCTGTGGCGCACTGGCGTGCTCAAGGAGCGCCCCAAGAAGACCTGGGACGATGCCACCAAGCGCTGGCTGCTCGAGCGCGGCCACAAGAAGTCGATCGGAGACGACCAGGACAAGATCACCTTCCTGCAGCCCCTGCTGGGCGGCAAGCTGCTCGCGGACATCGACCGCGACATGCTCGAGCAGGCCCTGCCCCAGGACGTCAAGCCGGCCACCCGCAACCGCTACCGCGCCCTGATCCGGGCCGTGCTGCGCGCCTGCGAGCGCGAGTGGGACTGGCTGGACAAGGCGCCGGTGCTGCGCACTGAGCAGGAGCCACGCCGGCGCGTCGCGTTTTTGACACGCGAGCAGGCCGAGGGTTTGATCGCCGCGCTCCCGGAAAAGTACCGGTGTCTCGTCCGTTTCGCTTTGCTCACCGGGTTGAGAAGATCGAACGTGCACGGCCTGCGCTGGGAGAACGTGAACCTCGAGCGCGGCATGGTGATCGTGCACGCCGACGAGGCCAAGGCCGGCGAGCGCATCCTGGTGCCCCTGAACAGCCAAGCCAAGGACATGCTTGCCGCCATGCCTGAGCCGCGCGAGGGCCTGGTGTTCAACGTGCCCGAGCGCATCAGCCCCACCACCTGGGCGAACGCCTGCAAGCGCGCTGGCGTACCTTGGCTGCGCTTTCATGACCTGCGCCACACCTGGGCCAGCTGGCACGCCATGGCCGGCACGCCTCTGTCAGTGCTGCAGGAGCTGGGCGGTTGGCATTCGGCCTCCATGGTCCAGCGATATGCTCACCTGTCGCCTGAGCACCTGGCCGCGGCCGCCGAGAAAGTCACCCTATGAACGAGCAGATCAAGCAGATCCAGGCGCACGCCAACGCAGTGCGCACCAGCCAGCGCGAACGCCTGGAGGAACTTCAGGAACTGATCGCCGCGCCCGGCGTGCGCGTGGTGGTCATCCGCAAGCCCTGGACGGTGGGCTTGGTAGGCACTGTGCTGGGAGTGTGGTCGCAAGGGGCCAGGTTGGCCGCCAGAGTCGATTTCGACGGCCAGGTGATGTCTGTGCCCATCGAGGCCCTTGCGCGCCGTCTAGGGGCTCCTGACTGCGCCACGGCACAAATTTGGCACACGGCGGCTTTTGTCAGGCTTCAGTCAGGTGAGTTTCTTGAATGAAATCAATGGAGGCGGGGGTCGGAATCGAACCGGCGTACACGGATTTGCAGTGCGACCGGATAAAAAAGTGCCCTGATTTCTCAGGGCACAAGCTCTTTGGCAATCTGCTGCGGCACAAGTCCGCGGCACAATTTTGGCACAGTCTCAGGACAGGAACAGCGCCCTCTCGGCGTCTCGCCTGCGCACCAGGCCCTTGAGCACCTTGCCGCCGGCCTTAGTCCACTGCATGAACGCCTCGGCAGCCCCCTCCCAGTCCTCGCGCAGGATCTTCTGGCGAATGGTCGAGCGCTGGAAGTTTCCCGTTCCTACGTTGAAAGCGAAGGCCACGCACGCATCAAATTTGTGTTGATGCTCAGGACGATCGAGATTGGGAGCAAGTCGTAAAACACCGCGTTCAAAGCTGACGAGGTCATTCTTGAAAATCTCGACCAGTTCATCTTTTGACCAGACACGGTTGTCCTCCTGCTTGAGTTGATACTCGGCGCGCAGCGGGCCTGTGTAGCCCTCCTTGCGCACGATAGGCAGCCTGATCTGATCCTGGTACAGAACATGGCCCCAGCCGATTGTCCACATCGATGCACTGCAGAGGTAGGGCTTGTCCCTGAAACCCTCAAACAAGTGCATCAGGTGGATGCCCTTGTCTGACGTCTTCATTTTTTCTGCCACCCGCGGCTGCCGAACCAGAACCCGATGATCCCGCCCAGCATGGACATTTCATCGGCGCTGAAGATCACGTCCGTGAACTTGATGAACTCGTCCATGGTCGACATGATCTCCGGGTGCGTCCAGCCATAGGCCGCGATCCAGACGTTGATGGCCACCAGCTCCAGAATGAAGATGTAGGTCACCGTCGGGCGCACCGTGCCGATGTAGTTGGCCACCCAGCGCGAGGACTTCTCGAGCACCACCTTGTCGTGCTCCTGGGCGCCCTTGGTCATCTCGGCCTCGGCCTGGGCCATCTGGGCCTGGGTCTGCATGGCCACCTGCTCGGTGCGGATCTCCTCGATGCGCGCCTGGGCCGCAAAGCCCTGCGCGGCCAAAGCCAGGTCGCGCTCGTTTTGCAACCGCGCCAGCTCCGCTTCGTGTTTCTGATCTGCCTTGTTCTGGAAGAAGTCCAGCAGCTTTGGCAGGCCGCTGATCAGCAGGCCTCCCAGGGTTGAGATAAGTGAAAGCATGTCAGCCCCTTCCTTTGACAAACAAGTAAAACCAGACGCCGCCAACAATCCAGCCAGTCAGTGCAATAGCCAGCACAGACCACCAGAAGATGTTGGACAGACGCTCGCGAAACTTCAGACGCTTTAATTCAGCAGCCCTCTTAGCGGCTTCGCGCTTTCTTGCAGCTTGCGCTTGGAACCCAAGCCAGTCGTGCCACATGCCGGCGCGGCCCTGGTAGATCATCATTTCCTTGAGCTGCACTTCCTGCTTCTTGAGCTGCTCGAGCGCCATGAACTCTTCCATGTCGCTCTTGTTGCCTTTGGCGTTGGCCTTCTTTTGGATGGCAGCCTTGGCATCGAAATACTCGAAGACCTTCTGGCCCGCGGCCATCAAGTCGCCAGCATTGGCCACGGCCTCTTTGATGACCGCGAAGGCTGCGTTGGCCGCCGCAAGCTCGACCAGCATGGGTTACCCCAGCAGCGTTTGGAGGATGACGCGCACGCACCACAGCACGAACACGATCAGTGCTGCTGCGGCGGTAAATGAAATGAGCATGTCGAACATGCTCATCACTTCGGGAGGGAGTTGTGGCCGGCGAGCCAAAGCGCCAGGCCAATGACCGCGGCCCCTGTGAGCCACGCGAGTTTCTTGAGGACTGACTTGCCGACTTCGGCGTAGACCTTATTGAGCGCGACCTCGGCCGCGCGTTCAGCAATATGCTCTATCTGCTCGTCAGTCAGTTCCACCTGCTTGCCCGACATCTTCCTGCTCCTGCTTAGGAAGCTGCTCCTCGGCCTGCTGTCGGATCTTGGCCGCGAGGGGCCAGATGTTGGTGCTGGTGGGCAGTTGGCCCAGGACGTTCAGCAGACCATTGACTTCGTCGAGTTGCAGCTTGATTGCGATTTCCATGTGTGACTCCAGTGGGTTGTCGTGGGTTGAGGGTTTATTGTTGTGCAGCGATTATCGCATCGCTCAGGCCGCGGCTTGACGCAGGGGGCCGAGGTCTTGCGTTGTCCAGAAGTCCTTGGCGACCATGATCTTCAGGTGCTCTTTGTTACGAGCCAAGCAGTCAGCCCATTCAGCATCTTCCATGCCTTCTGGTTTGCCTG